ACCGCACGGCTCGCCACCGGCGAGGTGAGCTGGCGCATGCGTCCGCCCAGCGTGGTCATGCGCGGCGCCGAGGCCATCATCGAAACCCTGCGCAAGCTGAAGCTGGACCGCTTCCTGCGCGTGAAGGTCGAGGTGGACAAGAACGCCATGCTGGCCGAGCCCGAGGCCGTCGCCAAGATCAAGGGCGTATCGATCAGCCAGCGCGAGGAATTCGTGGTGAAGCCCTTTTCAACAGAGCTGGAGGAGGTTCGATGAACAACACCAACGATCCGGTGCTCGATCGCATCGAAAACGCCGATCGCATGTTGCGACAGGCGCGCATCGAGTATTCGCGCGGCAACGTCGAGGACGCCGCGGAATTCCTCGCCGCCTGCCGGCGCAACATCGACCGCTGCATCGACGCAATGAAGAAAACCGCGTCGGTGATGGATCTGACCCGCGGCAAGGAGGTGGCTCATGCACGCTGAAAACGAACTGCTCGTTTCGGATGACATGCTGGATGAGATGGAGGCGCGTGGCCTTCACGACGTCAGGTGCCCGCACTGCGAGAGCGAAATCCAGCGCAAAACAGGTGAAATCTGGAAGTGCACGCATTGCGGCGAGATTTACAGGGTCAAGCTGGGCGAGCGCGATCCGCGCGTGGATCCGCAGCCCGGCGACATCCTGGTGGTCGATCGCGACCAGCGTGAAGTGCTCGACCGCGTGCAGGACAGCATCGAGTACGGCTTTCCCAACCGCGCCGCCAGCCGCTGGCTGCCACTGATCCGCTGGCAGGTGTGGGCGCGCAACGCTGACGTGAAGAAGGTGGCGCCGTGAGTGCTGTCATCAGTCCGGATGGCATGTACCGATACTGGCTCTCCCGAGGCGCGTCGACCAGCGCCCGCACAGTCGTTTTTATCGGCGTCAACCCAAGCACGGCCGATGCCACGGAAGATGATCAGACCATCCGCAAGATGTGCGGATTCGCGCGTCGATGGCAGTTCGATCGCGTCGGTGTGGTCAACCTCTTCGCCTTGAGATCATCCAACGTCTACACGCTCGGCCGCGTGGAAGATCCCGTGGGCAACCCGGAAAACGATCAGCACATCCGGGCTGCGTTCGCGGAAGCCGCAATGGTCGTTCCCTGCTGGGGCCGCCTGGACAAGCTGCCGCTACGACTTCGCTACCGCGCTGGCGAGGTGTGCGATCTCCTTTTTTGTGCACGATCGAGACCGGTTCGGCTGTGTCTCGGCCTCACAAAAGGCGGTAGCCCGAAGCACCCAGTGAGGGTCTCGTACGCCACGCGATTGGTGGCTTGGCCATGAAACTCCAGGTCAACACATCGGGCGCGTGGCGCAACGTCTGCGAATTCCCCAGTGATCGCTACGACGAAGTCAAACGTGTGGTGGAAAAGATCGCGCCGCTGACCGATGCCGACTGGTGCATCGTCGGGACGGCTGGCGCCCGCGAATGGATCACTGGCGGCCGCACGCTTTCGAAGGGCTCCGTGCAATGACCTTCCACGGCGACACAGCCGCACGCCGCAAGGCACAGCTCGCAACCGCGCACGTGGTCGTCGCGCGGCTGGGGCTGGACACCGACACGTATCGTGCGCTGCTGGAGCGCCTGACGGGCAAGCGCAGCATGGCGAAGATGGATTTTCGCGAGCGTGTGTGCGTGCTGGATGAATTGCGACGGCTGTCCGGCAACACAGGACGACGTCTGCGCGGCACCGTGCCGCCTCCTGGCGCGCCGACCGGCGTGCGCGAGGAACTGGCGGCCATGATCGCCAAGCTGGAAGCGATGGCGGCCGAGCTGGGCTATTCCTGGGCGTACATCGACGGTATGGCCAAGCGCATGTTCCACGTCGACCGCGCGCAATGGTGCACTGCCCAGCAGCTGCACAAGCTGGTCGCCGCGTTGTCGTTCCATCAACGTCGCAAGCGGGGAAAGGCATGAACGCGCATCTGATTGACTTCATCTGGTGGTCGGCGGTGATGTTTCTGCTCGGCAGCCTGTGCGGCATGGCCGTTGCCTGGAAACGCTACCGCAACGCCATCGATGATCGCGACGCCCAGGCGAAGCGCGACGCTGAACAGGTCGCCGCCTTCATGACCAGGGGCGTGGAGTTCAACCAATCCATTCTTAACATCCTGCGCGTGCAGGGCGCCGCGCCGCGACAGGTGACGATCGACTGGACCCTGTTGATTCAGGCGGCCAACGGCGCAGGGTTCACACTGGTCAAGGCCGAACCGCGAGCAACGGAGCGCGTGAACTGATGGCCCTCAAGCACCCACGCGTAAGCGAAGACGGGCAAACGTTCGGGCGCTTGACCGCACGCATGGCAGAGCGCGGCCAACGTCTGCTTGCTGATGAAGGATTATCCGGGCTCGCGCTACCAGGGATGCGCGACGCGATGTGTGCGAGCTGCGCATGTCGCGCCGGGACCGTGCCGAACGGCTGCTTGCAAACGCAACTTGATTTGCTGAAAGCCGTCGTGGAGGGGCAGAAGTTCCTGTGTCACGCTCCCAAGGATGGACGGATGTGCGCCGGGTTCATTGGTGTGCGCGCTGCACATGTTGCTACCCCGTTGCCGCTGAAAGTGCAGGAGCTGACGGCGGCATGGGAATACTCACCTGCAGACACGGATGCGTGAATGGCCGTTCCTGCCGCCATCGACATGTTTCCCGATGCGCTCGGCGATCCCGATCGCGCCGGCATCACAGCGCCGGACGCCAAGTGGCCCGCCAACCTGGCCGCGATGGTCGACGTGCTGCACGCGACGCTGCGCGACCGCGGCCACGACGACGATGCAGCGCTCGATGACGCAGAGCACTGCGCCATCGCCATCGCCGAGTACCAGGGCGGACGCAATTACTACCTGCCCACGGGCAAGCGCCTGAAGGATTTCGTGCGCGATCGCGCCATCTATCTCGCCAGCAACGGCCGCAACAAGGCCGAGCTTGCGCTACGCTACGGCCTCACCGAGCGACGCGTCGAACAGATCGTCGCCGAGCAGAGGGCGATTCACCTGCGGAAGATTCAGCCGCAGCTTTTCGATTCGCAAAACAGGGAGACACCATGAAGAAGATCATTCCGGCAGTGCTGTGCGCCCTGCTGTTGTGTGGCTGCGCCACCATCGCGCCCGACCGTGCCGTCTCGATCGGCAATACGGCGCAGGACCTGACTGCGACAACGCAGTTGCCGATCTCATACCAGGAGGCGTACACCCGCGCATTGCGCTGGGCACATGACTGCCACGACATTTCGCGCAACCATCAATACAGCGCAACGATCGAGGCCGACATCGACAATGCCGCGCGCACGGCAGTGGTGCACGTCAAGCGCGCGGCGCTGCAGGGTGGCGGCGATTTCGAACGGCTCGACTTCACGGCCACGCCGACCGGCACCGCGATGACCATCACGGTCAACAACACCCGCTGGTGGGGCAAGCCCGAGCTGCAAGCCACCGAAGCCAGCGTGAAAAGCGGCACCACGCAGTGCCATTGGATGTTCGACCAGGGAGAGGAATCATGAAACCCTCCATTGCACTTTTGTTTGCAGTTTTTGCAGTTTCCGGCATGGCTGCCGCGAACGCCGCGCCGCCGGCGTCGGCTTCGAGTGCCGCGGTTGTCACCGACGCCTTCGCAGCCGTGCGGGATCTGCAAGCATCCGTCGCGCATGACGAAGCGCGCATGGAATGGAATCTGTTTCAGGCGTCGCTCAACGAGTGGCCGAAAGACACCAATGTGGAAAAGGAAGCCTTGGACGCACTCGATGCAAAGCTCGATGCCGCGCTGGCGCAGGCCAAGGCCGATCCGCAGGTTCTCACCGCGACCAAGGCGCTGTATGTCGCCGCGCAGGACTACTTCACGAACATCCGCTATGGCGCGGACACGAACAACGCTCGCCTGAAGTCGAAGCTCGATGATGCGTTGAACGCGCTGAAGCTGGAGCTTAAGCTGGCACAGCCGTGAGCGAGAACACTACGATGGAATGGCAGCCGATCGAGACCGCTCCGAAGAATGGGACACGGATATGGGCTTTCTTTCCGTTCGCCCAAGGCACATTTGCGATTTCGTGGCGCAAGAATGTGTACGAGACCAAAGGGCCAAATTGGACGCTGGACGATGGCGAGAGCGCCACTCTCATGTACGACCCGCCAACCCATTGGATGCCGCTGCCGCCGCCGCCAACGAAATAGGTGCTAGCATCGCAACCCTTCCAGCCCCGCCACGTGCGGGGCTTTTTGTTGGGCGAAACGTTTCGTCCCCAACTCTCGACGCATCAAACGTAGCCTGAAGCCTCAAGCAAATCCCGCCTAGACCGCGGGTAACGCCGGGCGGCGGTTCCTCCCTGTGCCGCCGCCCGGCATCTTCAGGGAGTCGGGCATGAAAGATCGTTTGACCGCCGTTTACGTCCGCATTGCCGCGTCTCTGGAAGGTTTCGGGATGATGGCGCTGTGGGCGCTTCTCTCGTTTCTGCTGCTGCTGGTGATCGCGGCGTGGTTCAACCCGGCCAAGTTCGGCAGCTACCTCTGGATCGTTTCGAAGTTGGCCTTGGCCGCGGTGCTGGGCTACGGCTTCGATCGCGCGGCGTCGCCGAATGGACGCCCGTCCAAACTGGATGGGATCGAGCGCGCAATGGCGCAGACGCGTCGCGCCACGCTGATGGCCGCCACGATCGTGGCGGCGGGATTGATGCCGTGAGCACACCGCGCTACGCCAGCGGCGGGTTCGTGCCGCCCAAACATCCGAATTGCCGCAGCACGCTCATGCCGGGCGGTGTCTATCGCTTGTTGGCGTTGAGCCCCATCGATCCGGATGCGGAGTCATGGCGCTGGCAGCGCGCGGGGTACCTCACCAAGGTGCTGCTGCAAAAAGCGGCGTTGCGGGGTGCACGATGATCGAGCGTCGCCGCAATCCCGAATACCGCTGGATCACGGACATTTCGTTCAGCGTGCACATTCCCGGCTGGTTGATCGGCTTCGCGCTGGCGTTCCTGCTGGTGCTGGGCGTCGCGTTGATCGCGAGTACCGCGCATGCAGCTGGCACCGCACCGTCGCTCGCCGCGCAGATCGCCGCCGTCGACGTGCCAGAAGTCAATGCAGTACAACGTCATTATGTGGTGCAGGCCGCCGAGGAAGTCTGGGGCATCGATGCATCGCCGGCGCGCCTGGCCGCACAGATCCATCAGGAGTCGCACTGGCGACCGACGGCGCGCAGCGCCGTAGGCGCGGAAGGCTTGGCGCAGTTCATGCCGGCGACGGCGAAATGGATCGCGCAGCAGTTTCCCGACCAGCTGGGTCAGTTCGACCCGTGGGATCCGCAGCAGGCCGCCTTGGCGGCTGCGATCTACGATCACTGGCTGCTCCAGCGCAACCAGGGCGACAGCCCGTGCGCCAGTTGGGCCTTTGCACTTTCCGCGTACAACGGAGGTGAGGCGGCATTGCAGCGTGAGCAAACGCGCGCGGAACGCGCCGGCGCCAATCCACTGCTGTGGTTCGACGACGTTGCGCGGTATCGCTCGCGCTCGACGGCGGCGTGGCGGCAGAACCGCGGTTACGTGCGCCAGATCCTGCTGGTGCTGGAACCCGCCTACATCGACGC